TTTACTTTGTTCCATTCTTCTGGCGTTGCATCATCAATACTTTTCATTGCATCTCCAAGTTAATCTTATCATTGCGTCTTCTAAACTCTTCAGTATTCCTTGCAGCCTTATCAATCCAACTGTCAGGTATATTGTCCTCACTGAACCACCTGAATCCATTAGCTGTAGCCCATTCACCGTGTGATCTCTTAGTACCATCTCTACGGCGCTTGGCTCCGGGCATAGGGGCTGATGGATTAGCGAACAAGAATACCAGTTCAGTGTTCTTAGGTAAGATCTTTTTTACCCACACATACTTGTTGTACTCTTGGAAGTCCCAGAACCTACCCTTAGACTCAAGTAGTATAGTCTTTCTGCCAATCTTTCTAACAAAATCAGGCTCATACTTATGCTCAATGACATATGGTACATGCTCTGTATGATGCTCCCAATCTTTCAAGATTGATTCATGCAGAACCATCTCCCAAATAGAGTCATACTTGTTACCATCTTTCTTTACAAGCCTTGGTCTAGGGACTCTAGGTTTTCGCCAACCACTTTTAGTTTTAATGAGTCACCAACCTTTGTAGATCTTCCATATCTATGCTTTCAACTTCTCTACCCTGCTTTACTAATTTTTTTATACACTTGCGTACCCACTTGGGAGAGTAGAAACTTAATCTTAAAGTTCTTCTGACCATGAAGTAATTTTGTGCAGGTAAGAACTGATGTAGGTTATTTAAATTAACTTTATCGTGTTCCTCTTCAGGCACAAGAGTTTTTAACCAATCAAGTAGCAGGGCATCTGTCTGCCTACTAATTCTTTTGCATATCTTTGGACTCATTAAAGGAACAACTCCTGTACATTAGGGGTAGATGTAACCCTTGTGAAATACTTTATACCGTTGGAATACTTAAATGCTCTAAGTCCTCTACCATTGTTAGCGTCTGACCAGCACTGATTCTTAAAACCACAGTAAGTGCAGCCAGATCCAAGGCGCATGTTGCCTTTCTTTCCTTCAGGGATAGGAGTGTAACAGCGTTCAGGAGGGGTTTCAGATTCTAGATTACTTTTTAGTACATCTATTCTAGTCCCTACATTAGGTTTTGTCAAGTCTCCCGGACGAAATAATGCAAGTTCTCCTGTCTCTTTGTTGATAGCTAAGAAGCCACCATTGTTTGTCCCTTCAGCAGCCTCGTAACCTGCAAGCTGGTACATGTAACCAAAGGGATCGTCAGTGTGTAAGCTTCCTTCTTTGAACTTCTTAAATCCAAAGTTAGATGCAGTCTTGATGTCTACTACTTCTCCATCTATCTTACAGTCCATGTGACCCACAATACCATCTACTTCAACTTCTTTCTGCTCGTCACTGAGGTCATGTCCAGACATCTTAATTAACAAGAGGAGTACTTCTTCTAGCAGATGGCCGTATAGGAACTTAATGTGAGTCGGTGCTTTGAGAGGCGGGGGAGGCTTGTCACTTTTCTGTTCGTACCATAACTGTCTTGTAGGTCTGCCTATGTTACTCATACGCAAACCTTTTGACTGTTTCTTGGGAGTACACCAATGTACCAATGCAGCCTTCATGCTCTCACCAAAGTCTTCTATCATTTCATCAGTGAGTTCGATGTCATCTCCACTAGAGAGGACTTCTATTTTAGAATAGATGTCATCTACTAAGGTGCCAAGATCTTTAGAAGAGTTCAAATTGTATCCCCTCAAATAGAGTATCTAGTTTATTAACAGCAAGACTAGCATCACAAACAAACCACTCACCTCTACGCTCATAATGCTCCTCAAGAAAAGCATGTGCCTGTGCTTCAGACTCTCTCCTGTTCTCAGTGTTGTATGCTTTTACTAACTCGTAGTCCCTGTACGGTGATGATGTTTGATACTGCTTCAGCCTATCCTGTGCGTCTACAGCCATACCTACTTTGCACCAGCTAGGGAAAGCAGGGTTGCGTATCACGTACACTTGGCCTTGCTTAGAGTGTTCATAGTTCTGTAGGGAGCTAAAGGCTGCATCAGTAAAACCTTTGTAGCGTCCCGGCTTGTGCAGTGGATGAAATTTAGAAATGTACTTACCATCAACATACATCTGGGTGCGATTACTTTTAACTGCGCGTTTTCTTCCTTTTTCAGGATCATCTTTATACCAATAAGGCCGACCTGTTTTAGGATTAATGCGTTTCTGACCAGTTGCTCCCGACATGATACTCTCCATCCAACGGACAATTTAAATTAAAATGAATACCTGCTTCCCTTATTGCGACTACGCCTAGATTACCTACAGTATCAGCACTCATCTCTTCTGTCTCAATCTGCCATTCGTCATGGACATTCGCAACAAAGTGAGCATCCAATCCTTTCTCTTTTATCTTTTCGTTTAGTATAACAAGTGCCTTCTTCATAACGATAGCACCTGCACTCTGTAACAAAGTATTGAGAGCAGCATGTTGACTTCTAACAAATAACTTCCTGCCATCTATTCCTTTAATGTAGCCATCTTCTGCCGCTCTTGCAACCCTATTTTTAAGATTCTTGAATGCTGGAAGATTATCGAAGAAAGATTGTCTAAGTCTCGAACCAACCGATCTACCTCCTCCTGCCACGCTGCCAAGCTTTTCATCTCCTGCTCCGTATAAGAGTGCATAGATGAATGTTTTAGCCTGATTTCTTGATTCAAGTCCTGCAAGTTTTTGGTTAGCAGTGTGGATGTCTCCGTTAATGATTTCATTTGTGTAGTCCTCATCGTCCATGTAGTGTGCAAGCATTCGTAGCTCAAGGCCACTAGCATCAATACCTACAAGCTTATGCCCTTGTGGAACCGTCCACAGTGCGCGACACTTGCCACCAAAGGGTGAGTTAGAACTAGGTACTTGAGCCATGTTAGGTTCACGATGTGTCATACGTCCTGTAATAGCACCATTAGGTATGACAAAGCCATGCACCCTGCCATCCTCCTCAACCGCATCTCCCCAAGAAACAATCTGAGTAACACGCTTCTGGTACATGAGGTATGCGTTTATCAGATCAGCTTCAGGTATACCCTTGACCTCTGCTAGTGTCTTCTCATTTACTATAGGTCTACCGTGTGCAGTAAACTCCGTAGGCTTCCACCCAAAGTCTTGTAGGTACTCACCAACCTGTTGCCTAGAGCTTAGATTAAAGTCTTTAGATCTGCTGCGTATTACAGGTGAGCATTCCTCTACACAGTAGTTTGCCTTTGATAGTTTCAAAGTCATCAAGTCATGCTCTGCCTTAGTCAGTCTAACTCCAGTGCCACTAGCAAAAGAGCAGGAGTCTGCCATCTTGCTTAGGTTTCCCTGTCTTGTGACTCTTGGATAGAGCTTTGTTTTTGTGACTTTTGGTTTAAAGACATGCTTAACCTTGGCCTCTGTCTTAGCGACCACCTCGCGTAGTTCAGCGAGAAGTAACTCTGCTGCCATATCATCGTATAAAAATCCATGACGCTCTTGCTCCTTTAGTATGTCTGCAATTGCATGTTCGATTTCTAATGACTCTTTACTGAACCCACGGGACTCTTCCCTCAGTGCATGGTATACCTTTAGATTTAAATTAACATCTTGTACACAGTAGTCCAGCATCTCAGATGAGAAGCCGCCATCAAAAGAATCAAACTCTATCTTAGATGAGCCTAGCTTGTATCCCCAAGCCTTCAGTCCATGTCCTGCCTCTCGCACTGGATCAAATAGTCTTGATAATACCAGAGTGTCTACGATCTTTTGTCCTACACCCAGTGTCTTAAACCTTGTCAAGTCTCTGAGTACAGGCAGATCAAACCCTATGATGTTATGACCAATTAATTCATCAGCACTACAAAGTAATTCACAACCTTCTTCGATCTGATCAGGCCCATAGGTATATAGTTGTTCAGTCACTACATCCTTTGCAACGATGCACCATATCTTTTTAGCATCTAGATCATCTGTCTCTATGTCGAAAACTAATTTCATTACTCAAATCCCAGTGCTATTTCTTTGTCTTCAGACGGGGAGTTACTGATGTCATCCCCCTGTACCTCACTGAGTCTACCTGTCTCATTGTCAAATACAAGCTGCGTAGCTAATCCTACGTCACCTGTGTACCTACTCTTCAGGATGCGTACTCTGGTTGTCGAAGCTTCTAGTGGATCATCAGATTGCTGGTTACGTTCAAGTGAGATGACACAATCAGACAACTGTGCAATAGACTGACTGCCCCGTAAGTGGCTCAGACCTGTCTCTATTCCATTCTCATGGCCTTTGTTACCATCGACACGGCGAAGGTGGGACACAAGTATAACGCCTGCTCCTGTCTCTTCTACAAGGGTTCTGAGGCGGTGCATGATAGCATCAATGGATCTACGCTCATCTCCTTCAACTGTGGTAGACACAAGCATGTGGAGGTGGTCAATGACTACCCACTTACAGTTACAGCCTATGATCATGAACCTTAGTTTGCTGAAGATAGAGTCAATGTCATTGGCACCAAAGTGAGCATGAATCCAGACACGGTTGTTGTTCTCACCATCGTACATCACATCAAAGAACTTATCTAATTCTTCTTCAGTGTACTGATCTCTTATCCTGTCAATGTGAAGCTTGGCATTTGCTTCAATAGAAAGAATGCCATCGACAGTCCTGTTGAATGTTTCTTCTAGTGCGATCACTCCTACATTGTCAGGTGTAGTTTTAATTAGCCAGTGTTCTAGTTCGCGTGTAACACTTGACTTGCCCAGACCTGTGCCACCTGTCAGTGTGATCAATTCACCATGACGCAAGCCCTCTAGTTTCTCATTCAAACCTTCCCAAGGAAAAGGAAATGACTGCACCTTCTCCCTGTTCTTATACTTGTCCCTGTTCTCTGAAACACTAAGAACACCAGACGGTGTATAAGTTTTGGAAGCCCACCATGCTTGCACATAGTTCCTGTGATCCTGCTTCTTGAGCATGTCATTAGCATCTTTGAACCCTTCAGGGAGGGACATGATCTTAGCCTTGCTAGGCTTTAGTAGACGAGCTACACGCTTCGCTGCTTCCCGCCCTGCCTTATCCTCATCGAAGTTAATGATCACTGTGTCAAAGCTTTCTAGGTACTCTAGTGAGGATTTAACATCACGCTCTGCACCATTAGCACCTGAACGTATACTTACTACAGGCCACTTAGAACCTAGTAGTTCGTAAGCTGCCATAGCGTCACACTCTCCTTCAACCAAGGTGACATACTTCCCTCCTGATTGAAAGATGTGTTCTCCAAAAAGACCAGCCTCCCTGATAGCCCCTCTAGTAAAGAAGTTCTCTTTACCTGTAGAGCCAAGGACTCTCTCCTTGTAGGCTACAATCTCTTTGTCTTTGTAGTAGGGATAAAGGTGTTTTATTATTGATCCATCAGGGCCAGTGATACATCTAACACCGTACTTCTTAGCTGTGTCCTGCGATATACTCCTGTCCCTAAGTGCAACATACTCGCCTTCCTCTGCAAAGGTTAGCGGTTCATTATTGATTACGTTAATGGCTCTTTCTCCTAACGGTTCCTCACCTGTTAATGCAGTGTACTTCCTGCTGCTGAATCTGTCGTTACATGAAAAACAAAATGCACTACCGTCTTCATTGATAGATAGAGCATCGCTTGAGCCACACTCAGGGCATGGCTGATGCAGTTTTACAAATGTCAAGACTTCCTCCTAAAAGAAAGGGGCCGTAGCCCCTGTGTTTAGTCCATAGAGTCCAATGGCTCTGGCTTCTCCTCCACCACTAGCATCTCTTCAGTTAACTGCGCTGCTACAACACTATTAAACCCCTTGAGAGCCATGTCTAGTTTAGCCACAGTCTTCTGTGCCGCTCTCAACTCTTTGTCTGTCTCCAGCAAAAGATTGAATGCAAGCTTACCCTCATCCGTAAATTTCTCTACGGCATAGGTTCCATCTTCGGCTGTAAAAGTCCAGCCCTTAGCTTCTTCACTCATAGTAGCTCCTTTAAAATGCTAGTGATTCTAGATTCACAGGTGCAGCAGATGCAATGTCACCTCGCTCAATAAGATTGAGGATCTGAACTGCCTGTAGCTGTGGTCGAACTATCTTATTTACTTTACCATACTCCTTCCTAGCCCATTGGACTGCGATGGTAGAGCCGTTGCCGATAGAAACATCAGTTGGGTTCTTGTCCTTATCAACCACAATAGGTGGTGTGATCTGAGTCCCGTCTGAGTTATGCGCCCATGTAGCAAACTTAATCACAGGGTCTGGCGTAAAGTTCTTACCTCCCGCTGCAACCAAGAACGAATCTGAGAATCCTGCCTGTTTGAACATGTCAAAGACATCATCTGATACAGCTAGGAATAGCTCATACCAAGACGCTGTTTTATCATAGTTCAAATTAGGAACTACCAAGTGTGGGTAGTAAACCTGTCCCTCTACAATGTTGGGTGGGTTCATATAAAACTCCTATGTTTCATTTAAGGTAAGGTTATTATACTCCCTAATGAAGGGAATGTAAACATCTTTTTCAATATCAAGATCAATTGCTTCACTAAACTCTACCAACAAATTGTTGCCACTAAATTGTTTAGTACACGAAACAATTGCACACTTATTCTCGTACAATAATCCCATATACTTTGAGGTAGTGAAAGCAGAGTACTCTTGTTCTGTCATGAATATTTTAGTCACAGTATAGTTCATCCAAAAAGTCACTGAACAATCTTCCCAAGTCATCATCCATGATACGCCAGCATCCTACTTCAGCGCACCTGTCTCTGACAAAATCAAAGAACTTCATCTTGACTCTTGATGATGGAGTGACTGTGGTTATTCGTAATGCCCACAACTGCGCCCACCAATCGTCCAGTGCGGAGTAGAACTCTGCCTCTGTGTCAGTCGCACTCATGTGTTTCCTCCAGTGTTAAGTAGTTCTCAATGTAGTTTATCACAAACTCCTCGCCATGCACAAGACATAACTGAAGTGCCTCCTCACGCACAAGGTTAGTCACTGGAGCCTCTAGTGTATAGACTTGTGAATACTTGAGAATATGATTCGACACATCAATTATGTTCTGCATGTTACTACCTTACGCTGCTAGGCACTTGGATGCCGCTCGAACAAGGTCAGTACGCTTGGCCTTAATTGCTAGGATGTTGCCTTCAGCAGTCTTCTTAGCAGCAGGGGCGTGTGTACTCCAGTGAGTCATAGCATTGTACGCTGCCCAATGAGTAGATCCAAGTGTCTTCTGCTCATCAGTAGTGTACTGGTTCCACATGTACTGTAGCGCACGATTGCGGTACACCTCTGGCTCCTCCATCAACTCAGTGACAGACATGTTAGGCTTGGACAGTACAAACTTGCACTTAGCTGCGATGGCAAACACGTTAAATGCCTCGCGGTTGGTGATGCTGTTCTGAGTCCAGTACTTCCAACGATCAGCCTCATGCTGGTAACTATTGAGAGCAGCAGCAAGCTTACGCTGGGCATGTTCAGTACTCATACTGATAGTGTGCTTCGCCTTGTACATGCTGAAGTTATCCACAAAGACCTGACCATTAGTGCATACCATACGAACCGCGCCTATCTGTAGAGTGACTGCCCAACCACCATCAAAGGATGTCCTACCGTTGATCTGGAATCGGCTCTCGTCACCCTTTGCAGTCTCTATGGTATACTCAGGAAGAGTGATTGTAATAGTACCCTTGCCTCCTTCTGGTGTCATCATAGAGTCAACATAGGCACCCTTACAGTTGATTCCTGATGCCTTGCAGATGTTAACCATAGCCCTGTATAAGTCACCATACTGTGCGCCCTTGAAGTTGTAGCTAGGCTTAACCACATTGATAGGCGGTTCGCTAGCACCCACTACATGTAAACCTCTACGTGTACGATCAATATAAGCATGACCATCAGTGTTAGTATAGAACATAGGTCTAGCTTCTATTACTGTATTAACAATATCAGGTACTTCTAGTTGATCAAGAGGATGTACATTGTGGTTAACAAAATTAAATACATTAGTATTCATGGTTTTTCCTTGGTTATAAAATATATAGTTATCTGTATGTAACTCTATTTGAAATAGATTATAGCATACAGAATAGGGGTTGACGTTAATTAAATTGTAACAGTGTGTTACAGGATGTTTCATTTTTCTGAGTATCTTCGACACCTCCTTATCACAGCCATCACACTAACCCTAGATACATTAAGTTCTAACATGATGTCGGTTATGGCTGATCCAGTGCCATACATGGTGGCTATCTTGATTGTTCTCTCAGACGGTGGCTTAGTGTAACCGATAGGCCAGTGTCTCTCAGGATAGAACTTATCAAGATGCTTCTGTGCCTTGATAGCTCTGTAGAATGTATCGTTCATGCTTCATCAAACTCCTTCATCAACTCTTTGACAGACTTTTTATTGCCACCTTCCCACTTATTTTCAAGTTCGCAGTACATAAAATCTTCTAGAGACTGTCGGGAACATCTTCTAACAAAGCTAAGAATAGCTTCTTCCATCTCATCTATTTCTTCACAAGTCATCTTCATCCTCCAGCTTCTCAATAACCCACTCTAGTCTTTGCACAAAGGTAGACACAACAAGACGCACAACGTCGTGAGGGTTCGTCTCAGAGGTGTTCTTTATGTATTGGTGTAGAGTCTTTAACTCATCTAAAGCTATCTCATGATTACTCATGCTTGCTCTCTCTCGTTGTACATGTCACCCCAAAACTCCAGATCGTCGTGCAAATCTTTCAGAGCATCACGGGCATCAGTGAGTCGATCATATCTCTTGGGGCCAGCGTTAGGAAACTTCTCCCTCTGTCTTTCATAGTGTCTAACACGTTCCATTAGAGTATCTTTAATTTCCATTAACACAAGCTCACGCAATCTACTTTCAAATTGCTCCTTGCTACCATTAACTATGAGAGCCTCTCGACTCTCAGAATGAATCACAAAATGATCCACAAATAAATCTATATTATCCATGTCAGTCTCCAAATTAAAGGTGAGCAGTTTATCCACGTACTCAGGTGGCAGGAGAGTCCTACTCAACAGCGATACCAAAGTCGCTGCCTTCATCATGAAACACGGTGATCTCATGCTCTGAGGTGCCATACTTGAAGTTAATCAAGCGTAGTATCTCACGTACCTGAGTATTACTAGCGTTCACCTTCTCAGCAATAGCCAACACATGATCATCACTGAGGCGAACAGGATCTGACTTCGTTTGAACTTTAATATCAGTCCAGCCTTTGTCAGAGTCACGGCTGATAACAGCCTTTCTTGCTCTATGAATATTCATTATTTAACGTCCTTGATTACTTGAATGCATACACCATCGGTAACGCTGTACGATTTGTACACACCTTTACCAAAGTAAGTATGCGCTGATGCCCTTGCTCTAGTTGCATGTTCTTTAGGAACAATGAACCAATCACCTTGCTTCATGCCAGAGAATAATCCCTTCCAGCGTGAACGTCCAGTGGTAGGAGCAGGAGCAGATTGCACTTTGTAATAAGTAGCCATAGTTTTTTCCTCGTTAAGGGGGTGAGCAGTTTGACATCATACTCAGGATGCGAGGGTATTGATCATCAGCATAGGCCCTCGTTACCTATACTGATGTTGTTAACTGATTAAAAAGTCGTAATGTACCTGAGACACATGGTCACTATCTATCCAATGTTTCGGTTGCTTCTTAGCGATTAGATTGCACCAGCTATCCCATAGCCAAGAGCATCTACGTTTTCTGCAAGCGTCAACATAAGTCTCTATCTTCTTGCGCTGAGACTCTGGCTTTAGCTTCTTGCTAAACTTCAGAGCAGACTCTGGGATGTCTAAGCGTCTAAGATTGTGAACGTCGATACATCCGACACGCCCAGCGAATAGCTGACAACAGAACCCAGCCTTAGCTAGTCCTAGTCCGTCAACTCTGGTAAATATCTGCATTAGCCTGATGTCTAGCTCCCTGCCTTTGCAATGTGCAAGAGCGTCCATAGCGTCGGCATAAAGGCTATCAACGTTAGCATTCAGCCAAGTCAGTGTCTTTGCCTTGTTTCCCCACACAAATCTAGACTCCAAGCCTAGCTCTTCACAGTCCTGTAACTGACCACCGACTGCCCACCAAGGCTGCTGGATAGACAGAACAACCATCATAATCATCTTTCTTGTTTTCTCCGCTGACTCCTGTGCATATGCATTGATTAGTGGATTGTGCTTCTTGAAGTTACTCACCCTCATCCTCCATCATTGCCCTGTCTGCTTGGAATCTTTCAATCGTTGTCTCAATTGAATTGATCTTCTCGCACTCAGCCTGTATCACTGGGTGCCATAGTTCATTAATGACATCCCCCGGCTTGTAGAAATCCCACGCCCAATCTTGAAAGCTCTTGATCTCACTTGGATCTAGTTCTTTAAATAACATTCTTCCTCCACCTTGCTCTTCGTTCTAGTTCTTTCTGGCAAATCATACCCTGCCTGATGAAATGGTCTGCGTCAACGGTGCCATTTGCTTTGTTGGCTTTTGCCCAGAAACGCAACCCAATCTCATTGATCTGCTTGTCCGATAGTCCCTGTAGTTTCATACACTTACCCTCGTTTATTAAACAAAAAATGAGCAGTTTAACGCCATGCTCAGGGCGATTAATTGGTGGTGGAGGTGGGAGTCGAACCCACGAAGGTAACAACCGTCAGATTTACAGTCTGATTACTTTGACCACTTGTATACTCCACCTAATACTGTAGGGCAGTTTTGCATCGTACCCATAGGATGGTTCCCAGCGCCGGAGAGAAACGCTGGTATTGAAGGTTTACCCTTTACAATGCCACGTCTGATTGTGGTTTTGGTTATGCTGCTTGTGCTTTAACTGATCGAAGGAATGCGTATACGCGCTCCTCCTCACTGCTCATGGTCTTGAGCTTTCCATTCTCTTTTGCCTTGTCAGCACTAGAAAGCAAGTTTGTGACCATAGCCATAAAGACTTTATCAGCGACAATTGTGTGGCTAGTTTCAAAATCATACCATCGTTCATCTTCTGCAATTGATTGAACCTCAATCGCCCCCTTCCCAATTTTGGTGACTTTGAAATCACCATTACCATCATCTGCAAATTTCACATTTGCTTTTGATTTAATGTAATTTTTGAGCATGTTCGTGGCGATGCTACGCATGTTCTTAGACTCGTTTGCAAGCAATTGAATCCATGACGTATCACCGTGATCACCATATTGTGCAATAGCAACCCGCGCCAATGAATCTATATCATCGCGCAATGTTGCCTCGCGTTTTACTACACTTGATAACTTAGTTTTGAATTGTGAAAATTTCATATTGATACCCTCGAAAGTAAATAAATTAACGTGACATTGTAAAAGGCAAACAAAAAAGCCTGTAGACATTGCCAGCACCAACAATAGGCGCGAACAATACCCGACAGGCTTTGATTGTTTGGTTTGTATTTTGTCCAGCGTTTCAGCGTAGACTTGCCTTATTTCACGAAGATATACAGGGCACCCAAAGACCAGAATCGTGGGGAGGTCACGCGCAAACATCGCGCAACCCTTCGCCATACCTGTCACCTACTCGCACGTTAAAGGGCAGTACCCTAACATCGCCGTCGCGCTTTTGTCCGTATGGCTAGTCGGTGCGAGGGTGGCCCTTGATCCATGCGACGGGGCCTCACTGCCGACACCCAACAAGATAGTCGATTGAGCGGGTATTGCAACAAGTAAAACAAGTTTATTGTAACAAAGTGTTACAGAATGTTTCCAAGATGTTAAATACCTGTATAGATATACAGTACTTTTCAACAAGCAACTAACATGCCAACTACGAAAACTAAGGGGAACCTGTGCAGATATACAGTATTCTAGAAGGCCCTGTGTTGCCTTGTGTCGGTTTTTAGGGGTAGGGCATAGCGTACTAGCAGAAAATAGTTTGTGGCTTAGATGGGAAAATAGGAGGAATTAGAGGCTGTATGTTTATACAGTAGATGACTGAAAAATGGGGGAATATTTAGAATAAAGCCTAGCATTCTCACATATTCTAAAGCTTCACCATTATTGTAAATATTTTCCAATTGGGAATATGTGACGAAGTGAGGCTAAATGAGAATCATTTGCAATTGAGAAATATTGTCAAATGGTAAAATATTTTAAATAAGAAACGATCTTGTTTGCGATTGAGAATCATTGGCAATTGGGAAATATTGTCAAATAGGAATCATTCTCATCGGGCGGGGCAGGTGGCCATAGGG